TGATATTGGTAGGCCTGCAATGATTGATGATACAGGTAGTGATCGATGGTTAGAATCTCATGGTACTGGTAAATTATTTGCTTCACTTCCTATCCCAACAGGGTTTAAAGCAACTCATGTGCATATTTATGGAAGTGGTACATCAGCATTAGAAGTATCTGAAATGAATGTTAATAGTAAATCTGTAACTAGTAAAGGTACTGGAAATATAGGAACTGAATTGGATATTACCGATGTAACTAGTAGCACAACAAATTATTTATTATTAGAATTAGCCCAAGCTTCCGGTGAAGAAGTTTATGGTGGGTATGTAACAATAGCAGCAGTATAAAATTATGGCATTAGCAGACAGAAATTCAGACGAAAGACATAAAATAACAGACAGTACAAAATTAACAAGAATGTCAGCTTCATTTGCTGAAGCTAAACATTTAGAATTAGAAGCATTTCCAATGGAACGAGGTATATTATACCAAATACAAGGAATGCAAGATGATATAAAAGAAATTCATCGTTATTTAAGTGCAGAAGTTGGTGATGGAGCTAAAGGAGACACAGGCGATACTGGACCCCAAGGAGCTACAGGCCCACAAGGTCCTGCAGGTAATAATGGTTCTAATGGTAGTAATGGCTCTAATGGTGCTGCGGGTGCAGCAGGTAATGATGCAGGTGTATATGATGATAGAGGTACAGACAAAGTATTTCTTCCTGCAAGTGCATTTGTGGGTATGGATTATGGTTCATTAACTGCTCCAGACGGTACTACAATTAGTAATAGTGCAGGAACATTAATAGCTACATGGCCGGGAATTTCAGGAAAAAGGGTAACACATATACAGGTTGAAACTAACAGTGCTAGAGCAATTTCTGGATGTGTAAATGCTTATAGAACTCAAGGTGCTACTACAGCTGCTTTATTATCTAGAGCTGGAAATAGTGACACATCATTAGATATTACAGATTGGACATGTGCTTTGGGTGAATCTTTAGCAATAACAATTGCCCCTGGTGCTACCACAACAAAAATAGAAGGCGCAACATTAACATTAGGATAATAATAAAACCAAAAAAATACGTTCTTTATATTTTTTATATATGTATATAAGAACCATAAATATTAATTAACTAAATAAAAATAAAAGTTATGGCATTAAAAGAATCACCAGCAAAAGTAGAAGAATCAGTAGCAAAAGTAGAAGAATCTACGTCTAAGGTTCAAAAATTTACAAAAGAAGAATTGGAACAATTAACAACTCTTCAATCAAAGTCTCAAAATGCAACCCTTCAATTTGGACAACTATATTTAAGTAAAATTAGATTAGAAGAACAAGAAACTGCTCTTAAAGCTTACGTTAAAAGTTTAGAAGAAGAAGAAGCAAAAATAGCTAAAAGTCTTTCTGACAAATATGGAAAGGGAAGCATTGACATTGAAACAGGTGAATTTACCCCTTCAGAAAAATAATATATAATTTACACACTTACCATTACAGGTGATTAGAGTAATCTAATCGCCTATTTTGGTTTAGGTTTACGATATTTTTCTATATTTATATCAGAATAATCGATGACAACATTACAAAATCATTAAATAAATCAAGTTAAGATGGCAGAACAAATAATTTCACCAGGTGTTTTTACAAGAGAAAACGACCAATCATTTCTTCCTCAGGGAGTAGGCGCAATAGGCGCAGCAATTGTCGGACCTACAGTAAAAGGACCCGCTTTTGTACCAACAGTAGTAAGAAGTTTTTCAGAATATGAAAGAAGATTTGGAGGATTAAGTAAAGAAACTTTTGTTCCTCAAACAGTTCGTGAATATTTACGTAATGCAGGATCAGTTACCGTGACAAGAGTGTTAGCAGGTGGGGGTTATGAATTTAAAGAAGGAACAAATGAGCCTGTAGCTATATGTGCTACCAAAACAACTTCAGAAGTGGCTAAATTTGCAACAGCATCTTTTCGTTTTAACACTCATCCAAATGCTATAAATTCTGGAAATACTGAAAGTACTCCTGATATATTAATAATAGATCAAACAAAATTTATTTTTGTTGAAGTCACACATGTTTTCGATAATGTTTTTCAAACAAATGATCTTGTTAATTTCCCATTAGATGATGAAGGAACTAATGGTCGAGTTTATGTTGATTGTGGTGATGGTGCGGGACCTACATCAGCTGATGTATCAACTTTTGTAGCCTCTTTTAATTTATTAAGAGATCAATATCCTAGACCAATTTTATTTACAGCTTCAAGATCTGATGACGAACCAAACAACGTCTTAAATTTTACATCATCACTTACAGACCCAAATCTTGTAAATGTACAATTTAAAACAGGTAGTAAAACAGATCCAGTAGATAATACAGTTACCCCAGCAGGTGGTGCAACAACATTTAAAGAAGTTAATGAAGGTGACTTTTTAAAAATGGCTTCTGCAGAATTAGGAGCAAAAAAAGAAGTTTCAGTAGATGGTTCAAATTTACTATTAGGGATAATTTACCCTTCAAAAAATACTGCAACACCTGATTTAGGAAATACTACACAACAAGGAGAAGGTTCAATTATTCAAGAATGTAATTTATTATTACGAGGTAATGGTATTACTGATACTCAAATAATAGGTTCTGTAAACCCATCAGACAACAATTATATTTTTAAACAATTAGGTGATAATCCCAATAATAGTAAAACAGGAGTTAATACATACAATGGTACTCCTGGATACACTTACATGAATTTTAAAAGCCTCCAAAAAACCTTAATGAATAGAACAATGGCCGAAGCTACAGATGATTCTTTAGGAGAATATCCAAGTTTTGGAAGTAATAGTCAGTTTAAGGTTGTTACACTTGGATCTGATATGAAATTTGAAGGATTAACTAGTCAAACAGAAGGATATTCATACGCATCAACTCCATTTATTACTTCTCAAATTTTTGAACCATCTTCATTAAATGGTGGTGTAAAAGAATTATTTAAATTTCATAGTTTAGGACATGGAGATGAATGTAATATAGATTATAAAATTTCTATTACAGGTTTAAGAGAACCAGCTGACATAGATGGTGAAGAACAATATTCAACATTTTCAATATTAATTAGAAGATATAACGACACAGACAAAAATCCAGTAATTTTAGAACAATATAATAATTGTAATTTAAATCCAGAAAGTTCAAATTATATTGCAAGAGTAATTGGAGACAGATACCCACAATATAATGACACTTTAGGTAAAGTAGAATTACTTGGTAATTATCCTAATGTTTCACAATTATGTAGAGTAGAAGTTTCAAATGCAGTTGCTTCCAAAGCAGTTAATCCTAAAGTTTCCCCTAAGGGATTTAGAGCAGTTCAAAATACTATCTCATCTCAATCTTTTAATCAACCCATTTCTATACCATCAGCTTCATATGAAGGAAATCAGGTAATAGGAAACAATTACAATAATAGAGCTTATTTAGGTTGGAAGTTTGATGAAAAAGAATTAGACAATAAAAATTTCCTTAAAGCACTTCCTTCAATTCAAGAATTTAATGTAGCAGGTGATTTTAATATCGAAAATTACAATGGCCATTCAGATTCAGGTTTATGGACAGGATCATTAAGTGCATCAATTGATTCAACAGGACAAACTGGACCTACATCAGATCAACTCCAATTTTCAGTTTGTTTCCAAGGTGGAACTGATGGAATAGCTCCTTACCAAGTTAAATTTATAGGAAATGAAAGCTCATTACATGGTAATTATTCAAATGGTACTAATTTATATGGTTTTGATTTAAGTGCTTCTGATAAAGCAGGTTCTAAGGGATATAAAAAAGCACTTAACATCCTTTCAAATCAAGACGAATATGACATTAATATGGTAGCATTACCTGGTGTAATTAAATCTTTACATACAAATGTTACTAATGCAGCTGTTGATATGGTAGAAGAAAGGGGAGATGCATTTTATGTAATGGATTTAACCCAATATGATCAATCAATAAACCAAGCTGTAAACGCAGCAAGTGGGTTAGACACTAACTACGCTGCAGTCTATTATCCATGGGTTAAAGTCAATGGTCCTTCAGGAGTACCAACATTAGTACCGCCATCAGTAATAGTTCCAGGAGCAATTGCTGCTTCAGATAGAATTGCTGCTGAATGGTTTGCACCTGCAGGTTTAAATAGAGGTGTGTTAGGAAATGTAATTGAAGCTAAAATAAGATTAAATCAATCTGAAAGAGATCGTCTATATAATGCTAAGATTAACCCAATTGCAACATTCCCACAAACTGGAGTTTGTATTTGGGGTCAAAAGACACTTCAAGAAAGATCAACAGCATTAGACAGAATTAATGTTCGTAGATTATTAATTGCATTAAAGAAATTTATTGCAAGTTCTTCAAGATACTTAGTATTTGAACAAAACACAAATCAAACACGTAATAGATTCTTAAATATTGTTAATCCTTATTTAGAATCAGTACAACAAAGACAAGGTTTATATTCATTTAGAGTACAAATGGATGAAGCTAATAACACAGCAGATGTTGTAGATAGAAATCAATTAGTAGGTGCTATTTATTTACAACCAACTAAAACAGCAGAATTTATAATTCTTGACTTTAATGTATTGCCAACAGGTGCTACATTTGATGGAAATGGTGGAGGAGGATACTAAAAAAAGGAATATTTTATATTTATAACGGAATAAAATAACAAACGATGGCAATATTAGAAACAAACCAAATGATGTTCACAGCATTCGAACCTAAACTACAAAATAGGTTTATAATGTTGATTGACGGAATCCCTTCTTACTTAATTAAAAAAACAGCAAGACCAAGTATTACATTTAATAATATAACTTTAGATCATATTAATACTAAAAGAAAAATTAAAGGTAAAGGAGTTTGGAATCCGATTCAAATGGAATTATATGACCCAGTA